TATTCCTTGTGGAATAATTTTATCTGCAATGTATCCTAATGCGACGGATAAAACATTGACAACCGCAGTTAGCGGCTTAGTAATTGTAGCCATGGGATTTTCTCCTTATTTGAATTTAGCGTTTCTATCGATGTTGCACGACTTAGCGAAACGTGGTGATGTAGAAAAAAAGAAATCCGTAAGGATTTCAGTTTTCCTCAATCAATAGTATATATCAAATGGCAATACAATGTCAATTAAATGTTAAGATCTCTTAACATCATGCTATTCTCTCAATGAATGAAGACAAGATCTTCTTATTCATAGCCTTAGACTTAAGTGACTTAGCAAATGCTCTCTTGATCTGGGTCTTGTTTGCACCCTCATCAACATCAAACTCAGTCTCACTATCAAGTGCACCAACATGAAGTGCATACTGTACTGTGTAATATGAACTAGTGCATATGAAAGATCTTGTTTTCTTCCACTCAGCATCTGCTGTTTCCCATGCATTAAAGTCTGAACCTAAGCACTGACGCTTAAACATCCTCCAGTCATTCTTACCGATAAGACGGATGTTCATGAACTCACACTCAGGGAAACGAGTTCTAAGTTGCTCAACGAATGTTCCAGTCATATCATACTCACTACAGAACTTATGATTATGACCAGTCTGACGATCACGTAGAACAGTATTATGATCAACTCTACCATTGATTATCATCTCACCATCCTCATGATACTTCTTAACTCTCTTAGCATAACCAATAGGATATCCTTCACCATCAGTTAAGTTAATAACATGAAGTTTCTGAACACCTGTTCTCTTCTTGAACTGAGGAATGATTTCATTCATAGCAACCATTGCTTCATTCAATGGAGTTCCACCTAATGAGAATTGAAATGGTGCACCTGCATTGTAAGAGTGGAATGCATTTACTACACGGAATAGATTCTTTGCTTGTCTATCATGCTGACGATTGTTACTTCTACTGGTTAATACATTAACCATGTTAAAGTTTCTGCAAAGAACTTTATTCTCTAGTTCCCAATCCTGTTCTACACGTTGCTCTTGTCGTGCAAATGAATCACTGAATAGATAAACATCATATTGAATACCAACCTTGCGACAGAATGATACTAATGTAAGTACCTGCTTCATAGTTGCTTCTATGGAATGGTGCATAGAACCTGACCAATCTATATTAAAGATCAATCCATGGTTCTTTGAATCAGCAACAGTACTTACTTTTCTGAAAAGATCTTCGTTATATTTGTAAGTGTGAAGCTTCGTTGTATCGAGAACCCCAGTCCTATTAACAGTAGTACGAGCATAACCGTCAGCTGCTTTCTTACACTCAAACTCCTTAACCAAGTAACTGACTTCCTTAGCGTTTGATGATTTGAACTTTCTATACTTTTCATCAATCTCCTTCAAATTTCTTGTGTACTGTCTAGCAAGCAGCAACTCATACTCATCAGAATAATCCTGCTGCTTCTCAAGAATTTCTTTCGCAGTGTAGAAACTATCTAGTATCTGATATGTTTCATCAAATGGTACGATAGAATTTGTTGTCTTAGGAAGTTCAATATAAGTGATCGGTGATCCATTAGTATCAACCATATTTCTCAATGCTTTATCAAGACTGTCTACTGTCTTGCAATTAACTTTAGTCTCTACTGGTGATCCATCATTACGACCTACCTCATTACCACCTGCTTGATTAGGTTGGTTCTTCTCTTGCTCCTCAAGATGATCTTCAAGATGATCCTGTGCCTCATTCTTTGGTTCTGGTTGTGCTGGTGCTTCAGGCTTCTCCTCCTGTTCATTTTGACCTTCACCACCATCTAAATCTAACTCTTTCTGTACACCCTTTGCTTCTACCTCTTCCTTCTGCTGCTTCTCTGCTTCTGCTTGACAGTATGCATGGATCTTTCTAGCAAGGTCACATGCATCTTCAAAAGTCTCTATCTTATTTGCTTCATCAATATATACTTGCTCTCCATCTTGGAAAGGAATATCAGTATAGTTACCAATCTTAAAGTGTAAGTTTATTCTATCTCCAAGATTAAGATCACATAGATTGATACCATCAAGTTGGAAGAAATCCTCATCATGAAGAATTTTATATCCAGCATAGAATGTCTTAGGGATGCCAGCGTATCTACGCTTCATCAACTTCTCAATTCTTACATCCTCTGTGATGTTAACAAACTGATGTGGAATATCACTTGGGGGATCTATATTAGGAGTGAAGAGGGCATGTCCAACCTCATGGGCAATTAAAGAATCTATTACAATGTTCTCATCGTGCTTCCAGATAGGAAGAGTAAGTACCCTGTTCTCTACATCAAACTGTGCAGTCTCAACCTGACGATGCTCTACAATCAAGTCCTCTTGGGCAAGTAACTTTGCTAGTGATTCCTTGACTAAGTTCATTGGGTTCCTCGTGTATGTACATAGTATAAGACCCCTTCCGTGGGGAAGAGGTCTTGAGTAGACACTTTATCAACTGGTTGCGTCTAGCCCTTGCTTGGCGCAACGCTTGGGGTCTTAGTTTTCGTTTGGCATCCTTTTTTGAGTGATGCTGCCAATTCGGAACTTTCACTGAGTTTCTCCAATGCGGTTAGCAGTTCAGGTGTTTCCTCCCACGACCATTCCTGATTGTGTTGAGGGTTCTTCTTCTCGATTGTATGTGTCCTTGTGGTCATAGGGTACGAGCAATTACATACCATACTACACCACCTGTCAACAATGTGTCAAGTAGCACCAGTGAAATATTTATTATCATGTCTGACCTGAAGGTACTTTAGGTGGGCATTCTAAGTGGACAGTCCCTGTAAGGGGTTGGTGGAGATGCTCTAGGATATGATCAAGCTTAGCATTGACCTCATCCAATTTTGATTGGATCTCATCATGCTCGTAAGTACTACCTGTAGTGATAGTGATGTCACCTGTTGGTACAGTAGTTGTTTCTGGATATAATCCTGGACCTTCAGTTGAAATATCAATTCCTGGAATTGCTGATCCTGTAGAGATACCTCCGTTTGGTACGAAGTTCCCGTCTATGCCGCCTGAGTATGTCATATGTTTAAAGGGTTTGGTGAATATTTATTCTTCCTTAGTAATTATAGAGAAGTTTTGTTTCTTTTCTACAACTAGAGTGGAAGCAAATTTGTCTTGAAGAGTTTCTGTCTTATGGGAAATAACAAATACATTAGTATTGTCAGCAACCGTATGTAAGATCTTAAGGAAGTCATCAGTACCAGATACATCTAAACTACTGTCAAAGATCTCGTCTAGGATCAACAGATTAGTATTAGCACTGTTCTTCATCTTAGCAATAGTCCTCCAAGTGAAGAGTAAGGCAAGGTCAATCCTCATCTTCTCTCCTTCAGAGAACGAAGCATATGAAAACTCATCTCGGAACCTAGACTTAATAGTCTCCTCAAAATTCTCATCAAGATCAAAGGAAACATAGAAGTCTAGTTCCTTAAGGTACCTATTAATCAATTGATTCATAACAGGTAGATACCTCTTAATGATACCAGCTTTAATACCAGTATCACGTAGCATATTTGTTACAGTATCATAATTGTTACGTACCTTTCTATTAGTGGACAATTCCTTCTCCACTTCCATACCAGTACTTGCTATCTCCTGTAACTTTTCCTTCTCTCTAGTGAGATTATTATTGTCTGCGTTCTTTATCTTATCTTCTATCTTCTTAATCTCTTTCTTCTTCCACTGTATCTCTTTATTACAATTACTAATCTTCTGTTGTACCTCCATAAGATCAGACATAACAATCTGTTTATCAGATACCTGTTGTACAATACTCTTTAATTTTTTCTGTAGTGCAATTGATGCCTCATCAATCTCATCTATTGACGCAGTAATTTCAGCTTTCTTATTAGCTCTAACGTCTTCTGTGATGACGGACTTGCAAGTCGGACAACTATCATTCTTATCAAAAAACTTAAACTCTTTTTTAAATGCTTTCTTCTTATCATCAAACCTCGATTCAAACAAACGAAGTTGTGATAATTCCTCTTCTACATTTCCATAGCTATCTAGGCTCTTATCATGAGATGCAGAAACTTCTAATCCTTCTGCAACATCAGTCATAAGAAAGGTTATTTCATCCTCTAATGATTCTATATCCTTTGAACGTCTAGCATTATTTGCAGAGGATTGTTCCTTAAGGTCAGCAATAAACCTTTGCTGCATCTGAACCTTCTGCTTCACCAATTCATATTGATGATCACATTCCCTAAGAGTTTCTTTAACTCCCTTCACCTTCTCTTTAAGAAGAGTGTTCATTGTAGAGAAGATACGAATATCTAAAAGATCTTCAATAACTTCTCTACGGTTAGGGGGTGTAAGTTGCATGAATGGAACAAAGCATGACGATCCTAAGATCACCACCTGAGTGAATGATTTATAATTCAGTCTCAGAATACTCTGTTCCAGATGCTTCTGCTGTTCTTGTACAGATGCTTCTTGGTTAAGCATCTCACCATTAAGATAGATTTCAAACACATTAGGCTTTGCACCTCTGCGTATCATATAGTCACGAGAACCAATACTAAATTCTATCTCAACAAGCAGATCCCTCTCGTTGACAGCATTGACCAATTGGCCTTTTGTTATCTTACGAAAGGGTTTGTTGAACAAAGCAAAGCACATGGCATCCAAGAATGTGGATTTACCAGCACCGTTTGTACCAACTATCAGAGTAGCAGGGCTTGCGTCAAGACGTATCTCACTAAATGCATTACCAGTTGAAAGAAAGTTCTTCCATCTGACAGACTTGAATTGAATCATTCGACAAAAATTAGACCCTAGGCGGTACTACTATATCATCAGGAGTGACAACATAATATTCATGACCGTGTGTAACACAAGCATGGATAATCTCTCGATCATCCACCTCTACAACTGACATGTCTGGAAAGTCATCAGCTTCCAGAAGTCCAGCATAGCGTACTGCGTCGTCTTTGTCAAGGAACATATATACCAACTGCTTACCCTGTTCTCCATCGACAGCGTAAGCACCCTCATTTTCTTTTCCTTGGAGTGATAGTATAAACATTATGCAATCTCCAATGCTTCAACATAAAGAGTTTTTAAGATAGATTTAAGTGCAGGTTTATCTGAGTGTTCCATATCATCCACATACCTTTCAAGTATGGTAAGAGTATCTTCTTTATCTAAATCAATCTCTTCATTCAAGTCTTGCTCAAAGGAAGGATCTTCAATTATCTTTATATCATGTACACCAGCAGCATATAGTTGACTGATAAAAAATTCAAACTTATCTGAATCTGTTTTCTTTTCAACTATAACCTTAATAAAATTATTAGTGTAATCTGTATAATCAAATCTACTACTATTTAACTGTTCTTCGTTGTAATATATCTTACTATAAATCTCATAAGGGTTCGGTATAAACTCCAACTTCTTAGTATTGGTATCAAATATATGGAACCCACGTTTGGAATTATAATCATTCCAATAGATTTGATATGGATTTCCTAGGTATGTTATATTCTCTCTAGTACTCTTCTGATGATAGTGTCCTGAGAATACCTTATCAAATTTCTTATAAGGAGAAGTAGCATGGCCATGATCCATGATGTATCCTCTATGTGCCTCGAACCCATTAAGTTCTAAGTGACCCATTGCTACTGGACAATCACTCTGTTCAATGAGAGCATAGGTCTCATCATGGTTCTCAGCATTTATCCATGGAATGAATAGGATAGGTAGACCACCTATCATAACCTCAGTAGCACTATCATATATTTTAATATTATCATACTCACCAAGAACACTCTCAAGAGTATTGACCTTATTAGTATCCTTAAAATATGCAGTATGATTCCCAACTAAAGAATGGACTGTCACACCCATATCCTTAAGACGAGAGAAATAATTATCTGTACTCCACTGAGCAGCCCATAGATCTAAGTTCCTACGATTATCAAAGGTATCACCTAGATCAAGAACGGTATCGATCCCGCGTTTTTTTAGGGTAGGAAAGAATATATTATCATAAAACTTCTTGAAGAATTCATGGAAGATACGACTGGATTTCCTTGCACCGAAGTGCTGATCAGTTATAATTGCTACCTTCATCTTGCACGAACCAATGGCGGTTTCTTACCTGTCATCTCCATACCAAAAAAATTCAACGTTAATCGTTCCTTAGTGCCAAAGGTCTTAACCCCATGATGTGTCTGTCCATTGAATAAAACAAATCTATTATAGACATTCTCAACAGAACATGTTTCAACATACTGCTCACGCATAGAATCAAATGCTTTGTTGTACTCATCCATATTAAAATCCTTACCCAGATATAATTTCTCTTTCATTCCCATCTCTTCTTTATACTGCAGAGAATATCCCTGCTTAGTGGAGTAGATGGATGTACCTGAGTTTGGACTGGGATCAGGATTTAAGTATACTATACCACCAAACCATGTGTCAATGTCTTGATGGATCCATCCCTGATTCCTTTTATCCCATTGGTCATCTCCAAATGGTTTGATCCTTTGAAAGTGAGCCTGTAAATTCCAGTACTCAGGTGTCTGGTCATGGAATAACCAATGGATCCTCTCACCAAAATACTTAAAGAACCTAGGTATCTCGTGATGAATTTGCTTTGTCCTTTCACCTGGCCAATTACCAATATCAGGTTTATACCATTTAATATCCTTAGTCAATTTAACAACCTCATCAGGATCCTCGAAGAAGTTGTCAACAATAGTAATAGGATATGTCACTTAATCTTGATCTCTACGTTCTCCTTAATGGTATTATAGTCTGAATGTCCTGTCTTGTCATCCGTATGGAATACTTGATCGTATCCAGACTTAGTTAAAATCTTATTCTTAATCTCCAACTGACGCTTCTCTTTCTGAATCCTTCTAAGGAATGCGTAGTATATAATCTGAGTAAAGTATGCAAAGGGGTTGTTTGACTTTGCTGGATTAAAATTCTGTATGTATTGTACACAGTTCTCAATGCCATCACATATCATGTCCTCTCGGAACATGTAGTTGACAAAGTTTGGTTTGTATGATAAATGTGTAGCAATCTTTAAAAAACATTCCCCAATATAATTACTAATGGGTGGTCGGGGTTCACCCGCTTCCTTTGCGACAGCACATGCTTTTTTAAAAATAACAAGTGCCTCAAGGAATTCTTTGTTATTTACATAATGCTCACTGACTACTTTCTTTCTAACTGCCATATATTTGTATGGGTGAGTACATATATTTTATAACAAAACGATCACAATGTCAATGGGGGCTTGACAAACCAGTATTCCATCTGTAGAATATGAGTGTGCGAGTTCAGAAAGGGTTATATACCAAATAGCTTATCTAGTTTAATACGAGCTTCCTCTACAGTAGAGATCCTTCCTTGGGCATCTGTGACAACATCACCGTTAAGTCTTCTTAAAGACATTGCATAAAATATTTGAACCTCAGTATCTACTTCAACGATAGTAATAATTTTATCTTTAGGAATAATAAATTCTTCTTCTTTAGAAAATTTCATCCACGGCGAAACCTTAGCACCCTGTGACTTGTTAGGTAACATAACCTCTTCGATCTGAATAGGATTCTCTACAATAAGATAGTCTCCATTCTCGTCATGCACATGGGATACTACAGAAAGAATTTCTTCACCAGACACTAATTTTAGTGCGGCGAGAAAATCTGATTTGTCTTCTGGTCTAACCTCTGGGTTATCCATTGCTTTTAATTCGTACATCAATGAACTCATAATCAAAACTCTCTTCATTGTATATTTTCACACGTTCAACAAGATGGTTCAAGGTATAGTTCCTTTTAGACCCCTTAGATATATTGTCTGCTATATCATAGAGGATTGCCTTACGGTTATCTACTCCCCTTCTGAGGACTCTACCAATGGATTGGAGATTTCTAATTCGGGACTTTGAGGGGCTT